ACATATTCTAATAATACATTTACATTTACAAATAATAGTGGTGGTACATTTAATGTATTATTTGATACTGTAACTGGTTTAACATCAACTGGGACTATCTCTTCATCAGTATTATCCGCAACAACATATCAAAATTTACCAACTGATATATATATCACTGGCGGTACATATAATAATTCTACTGGTATTGCGACATTTACAAATAGTACTGGCGGAACATTTAATGTTACTGGATTTAGTAGTGGTGGTGGCGGTTCATTTACTGGTGGTACAGTTAGCGGTGCTACTAATTTTACAAATGGATTATCAGCTAACACAATTTCAGCAACAACATATGTTAATTTACCTAAAGTAGGATTTTCACCAATTAATGTTGGTGTGTGTGATACAGCACCTACAGCTGCTTCAACGCAATATTATTATCAAACGATTGCTGAAGTAACAACAACTTTATCTAAAGTTAAATTGTGGGGATTCAGTGGTAGTGATTTGGTATTATTTGGTATATATAGAGGTAGTTTACAGGGTGGTATGACATTGATAGGTCAAGCAAGAAAAACTTGTGGTTTAGGTCCTAATGAATTAACTTTAACAGCCGAAACTGGTCAAAACTTAAGTGTTGTAGCTGGCGAAGATTTAGTAGTTGGTTATTATCCAGATGGTACTTCTTGGAGAACTGTTTATGATGTTGGTATTTCAGATATATACTTTGGTTTAACTAATACTACTAATATAGCAACAATGCCAGCTACACCAACTGGTACTGCAACTGGTATTAGATTTGCATGTACATTATATTAATCTTTAAATTTTCTTTATTTTTAAAGTATATTTTTTATTACCACAGTCATAAATTCTATTAAACCCTCTTTCTTTCATTATTTCATGTTCTGTTTTATTTTTATCATAACCTTCTTTAACGAGAATATCTTTTCTATATTTAAATCTATATTCTCGTTTACCTTTATTAATATACCAATAATTCGGTTTACTATTATGAATAAAATCAAACCCTAATTTTTCATATAAATCACCTTGACTCCATCTTCTATCAGCATAACTAATTATTTCTTTAGGTTTATAAGTTTTAATAAAATGTTTTAATAACTTATCAGCACCACCAATTACATTTGTATATAGTTTATTACAGAATCTAAATAACTCATATGTATCTTCATTCGATTTATTTCCCATAGATTTTCTTAATGAACCAAATGTCATTATAGATACTAATTCATTATTATAATATAAACCTATATTATATTTAGCATTAATACTACCTTGAATATGATTATTATTTAAAAATTCTTTAGCTTCTTTTGATGGTACATTCTTAATAATACATTTCCTACCATATATTTTATTAGTACTTAAACCAAATGAATTCATTAATCTAGATTTAACTATCTCTTGTTTATATACCCATTCATCTTCAAATATGTGAATTAATTTAATTCCATTTGCTTCACATAATTCAGTTTTATTCAAATGATAATTATCATCTACATATAATTCAGAATGCCAATATAACCCATTAAATTCAATAGCCAAATTATAAGAATGAATATACATATCCAGTTCTTTACCATTTAATATTTTTCTATTATTTTCTTCAAATAATAATTTTAACGAAGAAATAAATTCTTTAACTTCATTTTCTGATTTATCATAAACTAAACCACATTTAGGACAACCCCTACCTAATAAGTGTGAATAAGGTGCTTGTTCAAAAATACCATGTTCAAAACAAATAAATTCTGTTTTGGTATGTGAATTAACATAATTTACTAATGAATAATCATATTTACCATTATGTTTTTTATTCGCTTCGTCAATAAATATATTATTAGGTTTTATGGTTTTTTCTTTAATTTTCTCTATACCACAAGAGTGACAACCTTGACCTTCTAGATGTTTTTTAGGTTTTTGTTCAAATTCACCATGTATTGGACATATGATTTTTACTTTAGTTTCTGTGTTAACATATTTAACCAGTGAATAATCATATTTACCTTTATGTATTAATAAAGATTTATTAATAAAATCTTCATTAGTTTTTGTTTGATTTTCGTTAGCACATTTCTTACAACCACTACCTTTTAAATGATTATTTGGTGATTGTTCAAATTCACCATGTATTGGACATATTATTTTTATCTTAATATTACTCTTTATATATTCAACATTATCATAATCATATCTTTCACCATGTATTAATTTTGCTTTATTAATAAATTGTATTGTTTTATTCATTGGATGGTTTATTATTAAATGTGCTAAATATAATTTTGGTTTCTTGTTGTTATATAACTTTTTAACATTAAAAATAAACAAATATATTAATAATATTTAATAAAAGAAGTTTTTTATAGTAAATATTATTCTTTTGAATAAAATTTGAATATTTATTATAAAATAACAAGTAAAATAACAATTTAATAATAAAAAAAAAGAATATGCCGAATAAAGTATTTGTAAGCCCAGGGGTTTATACATCTGAAAAGGACTTATCATTCGTAACCAAATCCATTGGTGTTACCACATTAGGGTTGGTTGGTGAAACTGTTAAAGGTCCAGCATTTCAACCAATTTTCGTACAAGATTGGGGTGAATTCGTAAATTTCTTTGGGGAAAGAAATTCTTCAAAAAATAAAGTGACTAATTATGCTAATTATGAGTTACCATATGTAGCTAAAGAATATTTAAATGAGTCAAATCAATTATTTGTAACAAGAGTATTAGGATTAAGCGGATATGATGCTGGTAAAGCATGGGCTATCACTTTAAAAAGTGGGTTGAATCCAAATACGTTAGTTAATACTACACCAGTTAATAAAAACCCTTTATTCAGTTTTACAGCAACAACTGATGGTCAAATATTAAATTTAGTGTCAACTGATTCTTTATTTCAAACTTATTATGATTTAGGTTTATTAGATGATAAATTAGCTGGATTAGCTTTAAGTTCTGTGGGTTCAAAAACTTTTGGTGATACAGTTTATAAACAGGTTGATGAATCGTTTACAGGATTAAGTGTTACTAATTGGTATTTAACATCAATTGGTAATGCTGGTGGGCCTAGTTTGGTTACATCTACATTTAATTCTAATCAAACAAATATTTTATTACCTAAAACTGCTGGTTCTAATGCTAGCGTTTTCCCTATTACATTTGATGTTTCTGGGTTAACTAATAATATATCTGCTTTATCATTAACATTTAATGGTTTAAGTCATGAATTTATGTATTGGATTGGTGCTGTTTTGGTTTCACCAACAGGTATTAAATATTCACCAATTTTTGGTTTATTAAATAATCCTGTATCACCTAGTAATATCACAATTACTTTTAGTAGTGATGAACCAACAACTAATGTATGGTCTAGTAGTCTTGGTGGTACATATTTAAATAACCCTAAAACTTGGTCAGATATGGCTTTTGGGGCACCTCTTTCAACTACATATACATCAGCTCAAACACACCCAAATATTAAAACTTTTGTTGGTATGACACCAGCTCAAGCAAATGGTCAATGGAAATTATATATTAAATATTTTGACTCTTTTTCTAACTATCAAGGTTCAATCAATAGTTTGAGTTTATCTATTAAATCATTGGTTGATTCACAAGTAGTTATTACTGGTCAAACTTCTGGTACAACTAGTCAATCAACTGGTTCTTATTATCCAAATATCGAAGGTAAAGTTGTTGGGTTATTAAGAAGTAGAGGTTATTATGATGGTGATGAGAATTTAATTTACGAAGTTGATGGTTCTACAAATTCATTTGAATTTGATGATAATGTTTCTGCTGGTAAAACTGATGCTAAAGGTGATTTTGCATTAAGAGGTTCTTCTTCAGTTTCAGGTAGTTTTAAATATGATTTGTCTTTTGATAAAACAAAACCTAACTATATAACTAAAGTTCTTGGTAGAAATAATTCTGATGGTAAAACAGCTTTATTTGTTGAAGAAGTTTATCAAGAAATGTTAGATAAATTAATTTCTGATGGTAAAGTATCAGGTCTTAATTATGAATTAGTTAGTTATGATGACCAATTCTCTAAATATAAACAAATTTATCAACCAGCAGTTACTCCATGGGTTGTATCTGAATTACGTGGTTCTAAAATATTGAGATTATTTAGAATATGGACAATATCTGATGGTGATGCAGCTAACAAACAATTTAAAATATCTTTCTCTAATATTAAGTTAGATGATAATGAATTTGATATTACTGTAAGAAATTACTATGATAGCGATGCTAATCCACAAATATTTGAGAAATTCAGTAAATTATCAATGGACCCAACATCTAACAATTATATTGGTAAAAGAATTGGTACGTTGAACGGTGATTTCCCTTCTAAATCAAATTATATTTTGATTGAAATGGATGATACTTCTGACACTTCAAATGCAGTTCCAGCTGGATTTACTGGTTATCCACTTAGAAAATATGAAGACGCTACTGTTGGTACTGGTATTGCACCTGAAATTAATTATAATTTAAATTATGGTTCATTGGTTGGTAATAAAACTAAAAAGATTTATTTAGGATTATCTGATACAGTTAGTATTAATAATAGATTAGAAGATGATTTATTCACTTATAAAGGGGTTCCTAATGATGGTTTATCTACTGAATGGTTAGGTATGACTAAAGGATTCCATATGGATAAAGATGTTAATACGGTTGATATTGATGGTATAACCTATAGATTTGATGCTGGTGCTGATGAATTTAGAACTGAAACTGGTGTTATCGGAACTTCATATGAAAAGATATATACACGTAAATTTACTTTAGTACCTTATGGTGGTTTTGATGGATGGGATATCTATAGAAACGAAAGAAGTAATAAAGATACTTATACAGCAACTGGTACTAGAGGTGTTAAAGGTAAAAATAATGGTGTATTTAGTACTATCGCATTATCTAATGGAGATAATGGTATTAATTCTGATTACTACGCTTATTTAGAAGCTATTTGGTCTTTCAGAAACCCTGAAGCTGTTAATATTAACGTATTTGCAACACCAGGTATAAACATGTTCGACCACAGTAACTTACATGAAGAAGCAATCGAAATGATTGAAACTGATAGAGCTGATTCATTGTATGTGGCATCAATTCCAGATGTGGATGCATCTAATGATGTTTTAACACCTGAAGATGTTGTTGATACTTTAGATGGTTTAGGATTTGATAGTAACTATACTGCTACTTATTGGCCTTGGATTCAAGTTAATGATGTATATAATAATGTTTATGTTTGGTTACCACCAACAAGAGATGTTGTTAGAAACATAGCTTATACTGATAAAGTTAAATTCCCATGGTTCGCAGTAGCTGGTATTGAAAGAGGTAATGTTGATTGTGTTAAAGCTAGAGTTAAATTAACACAAGAAGATAGAGATGTATTATACGAAGGAAGAATTAACCCAGTAACTACTTTTGCAACTGATGGTGTTAAAATATGGGGTAATAAAACACTTCAAGTTTCTGATACAGCACTTAATAGAATCAATGTTAGAAGATTATTGTTACAAGCTAGAAAATTAATTTCTGCTGTTTCAATTAGATTACTTTTCGAACAAAATGATGCTGCTGTTAGAAGTCAATTCTTATCATTAGTTAACCCAATATTAGATAACATTAGAGCTGATAGAGGTTTAACTGACTTTAGAGTTGTTCTAGAAGATACACCAGAATCTATTGATAGAGGTGAGTTAATAGGTAAAATCTATTTAAAACCAACGAGAGCTTTAGAGTTCATTATATTAGAATTTAATGTTATGAATACTGGTGCTAGTTTTGATAATGTTTAAGACTAGATAGTAAATAAAAATAAAAAAACCCAGACTAATAATCTGGGTTTTTCATTTTATAAGTTATATTACCACAATCGTATATTCTATATATTTTTCTTTCTAACATAATTTCATGTTCTGTTTTGGTTGAGTCGTATCCTTCTTTAACAAGAATTGATTTTCTAAAGCCGAATCTATGTTTTCTTTTGTTACCAATAATATACCAATAATTTGGTTTGGTTATATTTGTTTGTTCAAATTTTAATTGATTGTATAAATTACCTTGACTCCATCTTCTATCAGCATAACTGATTATTTCTTTAGGTGTGTAAGTTTTAATAAAATATTTAAGTAGTTTTCCAGCACCACCAATTACATTTGTATTTAATTTATTACAGAATCTAATTAATTCATATTGTTCTGAATCACCACCTAAAGCAATTCTACCTTTACCGAATGTCATTAGTGAAACTAATTCATTATTATAATATAATCCTAAATTTATTGTGGAAGCTACAGTACCTTGAATATGGTTATTATTTAAAAATTGTTTTTTATCGTCTTTATTCACTAATTTAATAACACATTTCCTTGCATATATTTTATTATCGGTTAATCCTAATAAATTCTTAATTCTAGATTTAACTATTTCTTGTTTATGTATCCATTCATCTTCAAATATATGAATTAGTTTAACATCTTTAGCTTCACATAATTCAGTTTTATTTAAATGATAATTAGATGGTTTATGTAATTCAGAATGCCAATATAATCCATCTAATTCGATTGCTAATTTATGAGAAGGTATGTATATATCCAATTCTAATGGATATATTATTTTTTTCGTGTTTTCAATATATTTTAATTTAATACTTTTAATAAATTCCTTAACCTCGTTTTCAGTTTTATCATATTTTAATGCACATTTTGGACATCCGCTTCCTTGAAGATGGGAGTCAGGTGTTTGTTCAAAATCACCGTGTTTTGAACATGTTATTTTAATATATTCTTTAGCTTTAAAATATTCAGATTTGGAATAATCATATTTATTATTATGAATTTTATTTGCTTCAATTATAAATTCATCTATAGATTTTGTTTTCTTTTCTGAAATACTCAAATTTTTACATTTTGGACATCCACTTCCTTGAAGATGGGTGTTTATTAGTTGAGTAAATATTCCATGGTCTGAACATGTTATTTCAATTTTATCATTAACTTTTGTTCCTTCAATAAAATTATATTCATATTTATTATTATGGATATGATTAAATTTAGTTATTAAATTAGATTCATTCTTATCTCTTCCAACACATTTTGGACAACCATGACCATTTTTATGTGTATTTAAAGTTTGTTCAAATTCACCATGTTCTGGACATATGATTTTAACTTTTGTTTTGGCGTTAACATAATTAAGTAAAGAATAATCATATTTATTATTATGTATATTATTTAATTCGTTAATGATATCATTTAATTCTTTATTTTTACCAACACATTTTGGACAACCAGAACCATATTTATGACTTGATGCTTTTTGTTCAAATTCACCATGGATTGGGCAAATTATTTTAATAATATCATTTAAATTATTAAAATTAATAAGAGAATAATCATATTTATTATTGTGTGTTTTGTTTACTTCAATAATATACTCTTCTATTGATATTTTAAAAGTTTTTGAGCATTTTGGACAACCCTGTTTTCTGTTAATATGTTTGTCAGGTGTTTGTTCAAATTTACCATGAATAGGACATATTATATTAATCTTGGTTTTATTGTTAATATAGTTAACCAATGAATAATCATATTTGTTATTATGTACTTTATTTGCTTTGCTTTTAAAATCATTCATAATGCAAATTTAATTAAAATATTATTAATTTAAATATTTATAATGTTTTATTTTTTTTTATATTTATATATAAATGAAATTATATGGCTGCTGGCGAAAATAAATTACAAATATATGTTAATGGTGGGTTTTACTATTCTAATAGATATGTAACAGTTGATGGTGATAATAAACCATTGTATGATGTAAATATACCTTTATTAGGTGTTGTTGGTGAAACTTTTAGGGGTCCAGCATTTAAACCAATTTTTATTACTGAATATATTGATGGTAATCAAAATAAATTTACAGCTAAAGATGTTTTTAATTCAGTTTTTGGTGATACAAATGATTATGAAACATATAATGCTACTGGTAATCTTAGATATGAATTAGCTGTAGTAGCTAATAGATATTTAGAAGCATCAAAACAAATATTTGTTACAAGAGTATTAGGTTTGAGTGGGTATGATGCTGGTAAAGCGTGGGCTATTACTTTAAGGTCTAACATAGATACAGATACATTAATGGAAGGTCCATTAATTAATCAAAATATGTTATTTACTCTAGTATTTGACTCAAATAGCCAATTAACTAGTTTTACTAGTAATAATACTAATGTTCAATCATTAATTAATAATGGTGTTTTTGATGATGCAGATAATTTTAATTTTTATCGAAATTTAACTAATGCTACTTTATATAACTTAACCAACAAATTTAACAGTAATCTTATATTAACAAATGAAAATGTTATAGTTAAAACTGGTGTTACTTTGACTAATGTCTCTATGATTAATAGAAGTTATGATTTATTAACAGGTACTACAGCCGTTTTTAGTGGTGAAGTTAGAAATATATCGGTTAATGTGTATGGTGATGTTGAAGATGTAGTTGTTGCTGTTTTGAGAAGTAGGGGTAAATATGTTGATAGTTTATTAAATTTTGAAGTTAGTGGTGGTTCTTCAAATATAGGTTTTAATAGTGAGTATAAACCAGCATCATCTAATATAACTAAATCTTTTTTAGTAACTGGAACTACTAATGGTGTATTAATTAAAGATACAGATTTTAATAGTGGACCTATTAGTTTAAAAAATATTAAAAATGCATTAGGAACTTCACCTTTTGATGATGTTAATTCACCAATATTTGTTAGTGAATTATATGATAATATGTTAAATTCATTAATTAGTGAAGGTAAGATTAGAGGTATTAAAATGTCATTAATTGAGTATGGTGATAAATTTAAAAATTATAAACAACATTATCAAAAACCAGAAACTCCATGGATAGTATCTCAAGTATTTGGTAGTAGCATATTTAGGTTATTTAAATGTTTATCATTACATGATGGTGAGTATGGTAATAACCAAATAAAAATTACTATAACAAATATAGATTTAACTGATTTTACTTTTGATTTAGTTGTTAGAGCTATAGATGAACCTGATGATTCAGGGGTATTTGTAGAAAATTATATCGCTTGTTCAATGAATCCTGTTTTTGAAAACTTTATAGGTAGAAAAGTAGGTACATATGATGGTGAGTATCCTCAAAAATCTAATTATATTACTCTTGAAATAAGTGATGATTATGATGTTGATAATTCAGTTCCAGCTGGATTTTTAGGTTACCCTATAAAAGATTATTCAGATACTGTTTCAGGTGTGGCTAAAAATCCTATTATAAAATATAAAACAGATTATACTACAATAACTAACAGTGGTTTTGTTATGTCAGATGACAAAGATAAAGTTTCATTAGGTATATGTAAATATACTATTAATGGTCAACCTATTAATAATTTTGATTTAGATATGTTTAAACATATCGGTGCAACAAATTATTCTCCAGAAACATATTGGACTGGGACAACAAATGGGTTTCATTTAGATAGTGGTGTAAATGGTGCTAAGTTGAATAACTATAAAGTTTACGCTGGTAATAATCAATATTATACACCTAAACTATTTTTTAATACAGGTCCAGAACCATTTACCGATGAAGCGACTGTTTCTTTTAATTCTAGTAATAACTATTATTTAAAACAACATAGAAAATTTACACTTGTACTTTATGGTGGATTTGATGGTTGGGATATATATAGAGAAGAGAGAACATTTGGTGATAGATACCAAACTGGTAAGGATTTAGGTGATTTAGGTTATACTTATGGTTATTTTAATAAGTATTCTTCAGATAACTCTAATTATGCTATCACATCTGATTATTATGCGTTTTTAGATGGTATAGCTACCTTTAGAAATCCAGAAGAAACCCCAATAAATTTATTTGCAACACCAGGTATAGATGTGTTTAAAAATACAAATCTAGTTGAATATACAATAGATTTAGCGGAAGATGTTAGACAAGATATATTATATTTACCTACATTACCTGATACTGATATTGATAATGGTAATGATGCTAATAGATTATTAGTTGATGATGTTATAGATACAATAAATAATGAATATGATACAACATATGCTGCTTTATATTGGCCTTGGATTACAAATGTATATAATAACCCCATATTTGTCCCACCGACATGTGAGGTTGTTAGATTAATGGCTGAAGCTGGTGATTTATTTAAAGTTGTATCTGGTATTAAATTAGGTGAATTAGGTATTGATAATGAACGTATTTATGTTAGGGCAATACAAAGAGGAAGTAATACATTATTAGATAATGGTATATTTTATAAAACGATAAAACAATTGCCAGAGTATTTAACTGATGAAGAAATGAATTTATTATATGCTAATAGAATAAACCCATTGAATACATTTATGAAAGGTGAAGATTATGGTGTTTATCTATGGGGTAATAAAACTCTTCAAAATATATATACTGAAAGAAATTTAATACCAATAGAAGTACTTAAGAATCAAGCTTATATACCTATTGGTAGAAGTAGAATTAGTATTAGGAGATTGTTGTTGTATTTAAAAGTTTTAGTTACAAATAGACTTAAAAAATATTTGTTTCAACAAAATGATAATATTAATAAAAATAACATTAAAATAGAGCTTGACTCATTAATGAAAGAGTTAGTTGGTAAACAAGCTATTAGTGAATATTCTATTCAAATAGATGATATAAATACAAATATTGACTCGTATACATTAAGTGGTAAAATTAATTTTAAACCTTATAATAGTTTAGAGTATGTTGAATTTTTATTTGATGTACCAAGTAATGAATAAATCGATAATAATTAAAAAACCCCCTTTAATTAGGGGGGTTGCTTTAAAAATTACCTTCTTGAACCTGTAAACATTTTAAACCCATATCTCTCCACATATCAACTACTTGGTTTCTATCGAATATATTAATAAATTAAAATAAATTTAGGTACTTTAACTCTACCTCTTTTAACATCACTAATATAATATTTACTAACATTGAACATTTGCATAATTTCTTTATTGGTCATGTAAAATATTTCATCATTAAATATTATTTTATGGATTCGTGTTATATTTTTTTTAATATTAGAAATATCAATTTTATCATTATAACTATAGATATGTTTTTTATATAACCTACAATTATTAACTATTTTAGTTAAATTACCTTTATCAACATTTAATTCTATACTTAAATCAACTAAAGAATTATAAATTTTAATTAAAACACCATCATCATTAAATTGATATACTTTTTTACAGTTTTTTAAACCACTATTTTTAATTACAGGAGGTTTGGTTTCGTTATAATTATACGACCATTGAAAATTACATGCTGTATTACTTTTACCACGACAACAATCACCAATTGTATTATAATGACAATTTAAAATGTCACCTATTTCACGTAAACTACCCCATTCCTTTATAAATTCACCTTCTAAAGTATATTGGTACACCTTTTTAGAATGGATATTATCAGAACCAATCGCATTAGCCTTTGTTTCATCACCACCATTACTAATATTGGTTAATATACCAGTACCGTTAATTAATTTTCCAAATTTATGTATTAAATCAATTTCAATATTTTTAGCATCAATTCTGTTTATATCTTCAAAAATCTTAATAGGTATAGGTGGTGTACCGTTAATTATTAACTTCTTAATCAAATTAAACTTAATAAAATTTTTTTCATTTTTACGTAATTTAGTTGTTATATGAGTCTTATATCTATTACCTACACCAATACCAATATATATTGGTTCATAATCGAACGTTATACCATTATAAACCCAACTATATGGTTTATTAATATCTAAAATTGCATAAACATATGTTTTCATATTAATAAATATTTTAAAAATCAGAAATTACCATCCTGAACCTGTAAGCATTTTAAACCAATACTACGCCACATGTTAACGGTTTGTAATCTATCATCCATTACATACTCAATAAAGTATTTATCTTTAATGTTATTATCAAATAATTCTTTTTTAACAATAGAATCTTTTCTGAAATCACCTTCAGCTCTCATTAATAATAAATCGTATTTTATATTATTATCTTCTAACCATTTTTCAGTTATTTCTTTACAAGAACCATCACGACCAGACATTACAATTATTGTTCCGAAATTATCATAAGTATTTACAATACTTTTTATAGTTTCATCACATTCGTCTTCACCTACTCTTTGCCAGTCAAATGGTGAACGGTCTTTCATGTGTGCTAATGTACCATCGATATCAACAATAATTGCTTTAGCTAATGTTTCATCTTGTATGATTGGTTCAGTCTTTTTAATATGTTGTTCATATAGCTTAATAATAACATCTTTACCAACTGAATCAAATCTCTTTAAATCGTTTTTAATACATGTTTCTAATGGTACTTGTAAAAACTTATCTTCAATAACCACTTCAGCTTTACCTTTTACTAATTCTTTAATTCTATTAATAGAAGTTTCAGATAAGTGAGTATTATCTAATATAACATGTTTACCTTCTTCCAAAGCTAATAATACTAATGCATCAACAGCTTTTTTGATAAATTTCTCCATATCACTAGAATAATGTCCATTATCAAACATTTTTCTCAAATCATCATTATTAATCCTTTTAAAAGAATTCTTTGGTTCTGACATATCAAGCGCATCTTTGGCCCATGTAGATTTACCACTTCCAAGTTAAGGTAGCCCTCTCGTGAGAATAACTTTCTTGAGAGGGCTACTACCGTTTTTTATAATTGTTTTCATTTATATTATTTTTTACAAAAATATACATAATAATTTTATTAATCAAATTTTTATTCATATTTAAATTCTAAAATATTATTTGCTTCCATTATTTTTCTCTCCAGAGAACTTTTTGGTTCGAATATTAATTCTTTAGGAAACATAGTTAGTTCCTTATTATTCATCATATTATTACATCTATTTCTTAATTCAACACATTTATGTGTTAATTTAATTATATCTAAATTAACATATGTACTTAAATCTTCTAATCTAGGTAATTCATTATCCATTAACTTTTCCGCACAATATATACTTCTAGCCGCATGGAAATGTTTGTTCTTACCAACGTTATATCGTTTTAAATCTCTTTTAGCGAATCCTAGGAATGCTTTTATTATATTATGTGTCCTACAGTGATTAAGTTTATCAGAAGGGCTTAAATTATCAAAATCAGTAAACATAATAACATCCGCGTTAATAGTTGATTCACCACTAAATAAATTCCTATAAAACCTTTCCTTAGTGGTAAACATATATTGACGTTTACCATCAGCGCTATCGTATTGGAATTGATGCCAATTAGGGTAATATTCATCTGATTTAAGAAAAGGAGTTATAATATATAATACATCGGTATCTGAATCCTCAGTATGTGTGTTATACATTCTGGAACCAATAATATATGATTCTTTAACATATAAACTTATTTCAGCTAATTCATCTTCAGTTATTTTTATATTCATAATTTTTTAAATTCTGGTTTAATTAATCTCCATATATATTTTGAATAATCTTTATTGTCATACATTTTGAATAATATTGGGTGTAGATATTTTTCAAATT